GAGCAAGATAACGAGTTTACGAGCCTCTGTAGAACCAACGGTTGAACCGGAAGAAGACAGAGAAGCGGCATCGTAATCGAGACCTGCCACAGCAACTGTCTCGCCGGGCGAAACAACAACCTGGGTTTTCATGCTACGCGTTGAAAAGGTCGGACTGTCGATACCCGAAACAGCGTTTTGAGTTGCGTCAGAAAGTTCTTGGGAGACGTCAAGCCTAATACGGCCATCCGCCAGAATAACGGGGGAGACAACCAGTTTTACACCAGCATCGCGGTACGAAACAGATTGAGTGGTAGATCCATCGTCAGTGCCTTGATTGACGAGAACAGGGACTTGGGAACCAACGACGAGTTCAGAAGAAGAGCCGGCAGCAACACCAATGCGGGGAGTAGCGAGAAGGCGCGTGTTGGTGTCCTGGTCCAAGTAAGAGAGTGCAGCAGTGAAGCCACCAGCAGAGACAGAAGAGGCCGTAGGAGAGGAGGAGAGGCCACCTATGCCGCCTGGCTGACCAGGGACGTAACCGAGGGTGAACGAACGGTCCACTGCGCTGCCACGGCGCGTTTCAGCAACAACAGCTCTAACCTCGATGAATGCAGGTTCAGGAGAGAACTTGGCGACAAAAGAAGATGCTGCAGAAACAGAGGAAGGGGAACCAGAGAGAAGAAGTTGAGAACCAACAAGTGAAGCGGAAAGGGTCTTGGCAGAGACATCAGAAGCAAAGGCATCGAGAACAGCGGCGTGGATGCCATCCGGTTCAGAAAGAGCAAGAACACGGGATACGCGTGGCGAAAGACCCTCGTCGACGTTGTTTAACCAGGAGAGCAGCTTCGTCGAGGGCTTTTGCGTTGTGTCCAGTCATGAAGACAAGCCCACGGCTTCCAAGCGGACGGAAGGAGAGCGAAAGCGGATCATCAGAAGAAGCGAGAACAGCACCAAGTTCTTCAATGGCAGCGGCAAGGTCAGGAGAAACAACAAGGGCGCGCCAGGGCAGAAGAGAGGACTCAGAAGACGCAGTATCGAGGGAGACAGCCTGAGAAATAGCGGAGCGAAGCAAAGGGCTGGGACCAGCGATAAAGAGCGTACGTCCGATCACCGAGGAAGTGAGAGCAGGATAGGAGGCAGAAAGCGCAGCAGCGACAGATGTTGGAGAAGAATGCTGCAAACGGAAAATACCGGTTGCGGGAAAAGCAGCATTGGTAGTTTCGGAACCAACAGAAGCAACAACAACAACAGATCCAACACGGTCAAAAGGTAAAGTTCTGACCACGGACTACCACAAGTAAAGCGTCAAGCGCCTCTTCTGCAGTATAGGGACCCCCTGAAAAAGAAAGGGAACCAGAAAGTGCAGTATCATAGACAAGACCCAAACCAGCGAAATCAACGACAACAGCGCGAAGAACCTCCGAGGTAGAACCCTCGAGTTCAAACGTTTGCCGGTCAACAGCGTCTTCATCCGCCAAAGAAGAATATTCGACAAGAGGAACAGACGGAAGATCGTCGCCACCACCAGAGATAACAGGAACAGTTAAATCAGTTTCCTGTGCATCAGACCAAGACAGATCAAAAGAAGGCAAAGGCGTTTCAATATCGGGCAAAGAAATAGAAGATGGAGGGAAAGCGAGAGGGGCGCTTAAAACATCAGAGATTTCAGATTTACCAGAAACAGAACAGGCAGTGGTCATAAGAAGAGATGTGAGGAATGTGAGGCGAAGCATTTTTTTTCCAATCGGGTTTTAAAAACGTAAAATAGCCTTCCGAGCAAGACGAATAGCATAGGCAGAGAGAACAATAGAAAGACACTCGGGAAAACGAAGATATAGAGCAAAGCCCAGAAACTCGGACGGGATGGAGTCCAGGGTTAGATGATTAAATAAGGAAGTACCGTCAGAAACCCAAGAAACGAACATTTCCAGAAGCGTCATAAATTGAACGATAACCCAAAAAAGGATACCCTTCAGCCAACCGAAAACATAGGCTATTACAAAACCGCCAGCCAAAAGAAAATATGGAATAAAAGTTCGAAGAAGCCATGAAAAGAGGGGGGCAAATAAAGGCATACTAGTCTCCAAACACTATTCTAAAAGCAACAAGAGACGCCATCAGCATCATTATATAGCCAGCAACACTCAACCATTTGCAGTCGATGTCAATATTTTGAGAAAAAGCAAAAGAGCCAGTGTCGGCAGCTAATGTCCATGAAGGACATGTTTTGGAACCAGAGAGAGCGGAAACGTCAAAGAGAGGCGAAAGGACAATGCGGATATTGCCCGCGATTTCGCTGAACGTGGAAGCGTCCTCAATGGTTAAAACAGGATCTTCAGTGCAATCCCCAGTTAACGGATCACGAGCACAGAAATCAGAACCATTATCCTCTCCATCCTCTCCATCCTCTCCATTCGACGGATTGTCAGGATTGTTTTCCCACTCATCATCACCCTGACCAGGAGGAATATAACCAGGAACGTCGCGATAATCATCGGGATCACGAGGAGTATAATCTATTGGTCCACTGTTAGAACCATCACCATCGTGGAAGTCCCAACCGCCAGCAGTACCATCCGGAAGAGGAGGAGTGCCATCAGCAAAACCATCAGTCCAGTAATCACCGGTACGGAAGATAAAACGATATTGCTGCAAAGACGGGTCCCATACACAATCAACAGGAGATTGAATGGACGTAAAGCGGAGGCGAACGTCATAAACAGGGACGCGGTAAAAAGTATCTTTCTGGATAAGATGGGGCGCGGGAGCGTTAACAGGCACATCAGGAGGTGTAAGAGACAGGAAGCGTTCAACAATCTCATCGAAGGCTTCAATATCGTTTAAGGCAAGACCAGTAAGATCGTTCGTTTCAGAGGGATAGTATTGAATAGCTTCAAGATACAATTGATTGATACTAGAAGTTTCGATTGTCGCACCGTTAAGGCGCTCTAATGCGTTTAGACCAGAACGAGGGCGAAAAAAGAAAAACTGCTGACTATAACGTGGATCACCAGCGATACGAAACATTCGTTGATGGGAGTTAATATAGTGATCCATAACTATTAAGGCAGGGGCAGCAGCCTCAGGACGGCACTGATAATACATGGCGTAGTCTTTGAGTGCAGCAAAATGGACGTTTCCAGCGGAGCAATCTTCATCAGGATTATTGCGCTCAACACAAGAAATATACTCGGGAGACAGGGAGCCAGTAGGGGTGTACCAATAGTCTTTATTGGGTATCTTCCCGTACGTCAGAGCCTGAATATAGAAATGAATAATACGGGTTGCGGTGGCTATAGCTGTGGGGTGGTTAGCAGTGTTTGTAGAAACAGGAAGAGCCTTGATATTCCCAAGTATCCAATATGCAGACTGCTCAATAGGCGTGTGTGGGTCGCCATCACCTGGGATCGGTGATGTAGGAGGTGATGCACCAGGAGGGGGGGCAAGAGGATCAGTGACGGGAGCGGGTTCCGTAGGCGTCCCTTGGGAAAAAGCATACGTAGAAAAAAAGAAAAAACAAAATGTAAAAAAAATAAGTAAATGAATGCTGCGGATCATTTTTCAAAGATCCATGGCAATATTTTCAGAGCAAGGAAAAAACCCTGGGCAAAGAATAACGTAAGAATAAGTGTGTCATGCATGGCCCAGGGAAATCCATTACGCCATGCGTGCAATCATTTTTTTAACCAGGCGGTAGCCCACGAAGGCAGCAGCAACGCTGATACCAACAATAGCCAATGCGCCAACGGCTGTAATCAGTGCACCAGCAGCATCAATAGCTGCAGCCTGCAATTGACCGACTTGATTGTCATTTGTCATATTTTTTTCCTTTCAATGACATGATGATATTAAAGTTCCAACAACATAGACCGAATGGTTTTTGCAACCCATGCAGCTATAAAGACGGAACCAGCTACAAAAAAACCAAGCGCTTGTGCTTGGAATATTTCTGAAAACTCAAGAGAAGAAGAGTTGGCAGAAATAGCGGGAGTGGAAGTGGCGAGGACAGGTTCTATTTCCTGCCACGTCTCACAAAATCCGTTAAAAAGTTTTTGGCAAACAAACATCTTTGAACCTTGGTTTCAGGGGGGGCGGTATTCGGACGGGGAAAAACCTCAAAAACCCCGTCCGAATGCTTTAAAAAAGGACGAGGGTACCACAGGCAACCCGTCTGTCCTTTTGATAGAATGACTTGGCGGAAACACGGTAGGTTTTTCCAGCCTCGTAGTTTGAGTCCACAGGCACCAGAAATTGAATAGATTTTGTTGCGCTGTCGGTTGCGCTCGGAACTTCATCATCATGGAGCGTGATAAGTTGAGTGCGAAGAGTGTAAGGCTTTCCAGCGGCAGTAGTACCGCTAAAAGCAGGAGGTGCAGTTTCGACGGGAGTTGCATACATTTTGGTTTTTCCTTTTGATTTTTTAAACCTTCATTGGAGATAGATCGATTTTAAGAAAACCAAAAAAAAATCATCGAGAAGCAAAAAATAAATGAAGACCTATACGCTTTTGAAGGCGCATTGTTTTTGACCAGGATGGAGAAACGTATGTAGCGTGATAGTGATCGGCGCCGCCAAGTTCTGGAAGGGGTCCAGAGAGAAGGGATTGGGCAGCGTACAGAACGGAGTTCCGCCACGAAGAACCTTGCCGGATGGGCGGAAAATCGACCAAGGATGTCATATATGAGAACTGAGAAGGTTGACGGACAACGTCGCACGGATGGTCTGGCCATCTTCTATCGAGGGCACGTTGAATGATGACGGAGCCGACAGCGACTTGCCCAAAAGGTGGTTCGGAGCGGGCTTCGTGATAAATAGAAACGGCTATACAACCAAGAGCAGTTTTCTTTTTTGAAGAGACGTTGGAGGACGATTAAGAAGGCGAGAAATATCCGCCTTTAGATTGTCTGGATTTGGTGGAGTGTACGAATAAGAGTACGTGGGAAGTAAAGAAAGAAAGATGAGAAGAAAAATACGCATTATATATACCGAGGATTGTTTTCAGTATATATAAGGGGGTTGGACGTTGAAACAAAAACGAAACACCCACTTCTCTACGGCCCCATTTGAAAGAGCGTTCAGTGGGTGTTTCTTATTTCATAAATCTACTGTTTCTCGTATCTCATTTTTGCAGATTTTATATCTTTATCAAGTTTGTTCCAGTGGGAGCGAAGGCCGTTTTGAAGAGTCATCAGAGAGAACACGCCAGGGCTTTGCATTGTCTTTATCCTCTTGCCAAAGGCCAGAAGGACCAGGAGAGCCAAGATATTCTTGAAGAAGTTTTTGACCACCTTCTTTGCCAAACTCAAGTGTTGCAGCAAGAACAGAAGGAAGGTCAGGATCTACGAGCCGGATTCCCTCATCCCGAAGATAACCAGCAAGTTCGAGGGATATACTAACTTCTTCTTGTGAAGCATCTTCTTCAGATTGAAGAGAGAGACCTTGCGAGACCAAAACAGCGCGACGACCCTTGGTTGCGCGACAGGAAACTCCTCATAGACGCAGGAAAGGATGGCTGATCACCAGAGAGGGCGGCTTCTCTCAATTCAGCAGATGTAAGACCACCTTCAGCACGACCTTTTTTTGCAGAGGCAGCGGTAGCCTCGGCAAGAGTGGAGAAGGATGCAGGGGCATCGTTTTTTGTATGGTTATGACGATCGGTGTGTTTGGCGACACCAGCGAGGGTCATAGCATACGCAGCAGCAGCAGAGGCATTGCCGGCAGGTCGAACGTCTTGTGCACGACGGAGAACCTTACGGCCCTGTTTTTTTACGTTTCTGATCCAACGGTCAACAAACCATTGAGCTTCTTTTTTGCCGTCACCGGAGGGACCGAAAAAGAAAACAAGATGGAAATGCAAGTGCCAGCCGTTGCGTCTGGAGTAAGTAGCGTCATAGCCACGGACGTATTCAAGCCCGTTGCAGCGGGTGCGGAGAAGAGAGACAGAACGACCAGCAGTCATAGAAGACCAAGCCTTCTGGAAGCAATCGAAGAGGTCAGAAAGACGCTCTTCCCTAGAATGACTGACGGTGAGGGTAACGAGCCAAGCAGAAAAGCCCTGTTCAGTTAAAGCAGCGGCTTGCGGCTCCATAGCAGCAGCGCGGGCGATACCGATCCTTGGGGAACAGACAGGGCAGACCCAAGGACTAGAGCAAAGAGCAACACCTTGGAGGGAAGAACGAAGGGTGCCAGCGTTGGGACCGTTGAGGATTTCGGAACGGACGAGAGAGGCACCTTTGACGCCGTTTTCATTCTTTTGAACGGACTTTGAACCACAAGCAGAAACAGAGCGAACACCGAACAAAGCATGGATTACGCGGCATTTTGTGCGAAGAGAAATATCGGAATAAGAGCCTGTTTTTATTGCGCTTTTGACAGTTTCGTCAAAGTTAGGTGGTAGAGTTGCTCCCTTCTTGTCTAGACGGCGACCTGCGGTCGCCTCTGGCGCTGACGGGGGAGTAAAATCTGTTTCAATGAGATCGAAATCGTCAAGTTGAGACTTGGAAACAGAACAAGAGTTATCTACATAGATGTTATGCATTGGGGGACCTTCCCGATGTGGCTCAGAAGGTTTGCGAGACCTATCTGGGCGGTTATATGGCCGGTGGCGTTTGCGAGACGCCGCCGGTCTTTCTCGTTTTGCTAGACTGTTTGCGAAAACACAAGTTGTTGTACGTAGATATGGCGAGCAGGGCACTGAAGCTGGAAAACAGAGCGTCACGAGAACGCTCTATTGAGTTAGTTCCGAACCAGTGCGTTCCAAAAAATTTGTAAGAGAAAAAACGCTTTCTACAGCGTCGTCAGACGCTTGCAGAACAGCCGAGAACGTTGGTGAAGGTGATTTGACAGCGTAGCCAAGACGGCGGCGAACAGGGCCATCATGCTTGCCAGGAGCAAGAGACAAACCACGTTCTTTGAAAGAACGATGTTCAACTGGTGTCTTACCAAACTCTAGAGCGACAGAGTTTATAGCGTGAGCAGCAAGTTCTCTGACACGCAGTGGAGCACCGCGATCACCCATGCGAAGAGCGTCGCGGGGACGAGCGCGCTTTAACTTACGTTTCTCCGTAAGGGCAGGATCTTCGTAACCATCGACAGCAACAAAATGAAAATGAAGGTTTCCAGGCTTGTCAGTATGAAGAACAGAAAAAGCGCACGCATCGGACGATGCAGGAACGAAAGCAGTCAAAAACCTGGACATAGCCAAAGAAGCTTCTTCGTTTGTAAAATCATTTGGCAGTGAAACAATACCGCGCTCAAAAACACGGACGCCGACAGTACCACCGCGAAAAGCACGAGAGCGAGCAGACGCGGCAAGTTCACGACGACACGAAGATGGATCTCCGGGGGTAGTGAAAACCTTACCTACGGCAACAAATTCGGAAGCAGCGTCTTTGCGTAAACAATAGGAAACGTAGCCACCTAAAAGCGAAAGACACTTTTTGGGAGTGCGGTAATGTTTCGAGTTTCTTGACGTAGAAAAACAAGAAAATCGAGTGGACAGTTCAAGAGGCGTTTTCATCTCTCGTACCCACCAAGGAGGGGCCGAAGACCGCCAGGAGAGCCTTGAAGATAAAGAGCGTCTACAACGGGAGAGATCTTGTTGAAGGCAAGCATAGAAGCAGCACCACGCGAGGGGGCCGCATAATGAGAGCGAAGATCAATAACGAGCCACGACTCTCGAACGACAGCATGAAGGAAGGAATGAGCGTCAAGAATAAGTCCGGCGTTGTCGTAAGCGTTGGTGCGAAGAAGAGCGGCGCACTCAACAAGTTTAAGACGAACGGTAGGAGGTAGTTCTTTATATGCCGGGCCATGCGAATGCAGAAAGACGAGAGCGTCGCGGATTTGTTTAGCTGAGGAAGTAAAATAAGGAGCACGCATTTAAGGGCCTTTCCAGTTTTGAGGTTCTGGAAAGGATATATGGCATGCGGCGCAAAACAGAAAAAATAAGCGAAAGAAAATTGAGGCGCACAAGGGGGTTTAAGAAGACTTAAACCCCGCATGAAGTCTGGCGAGACGAAGAACAGAAGCCGGAGAGCCTTCAAAAGCATGCTCGGCGTCGAGTTCAAGCTCATGTGCAAGAGCACGTAAAAAATCCAACACCTGAGGATCAGTGTTGTCGACAAGGCGCAAGCGATGAACGAACTCCTCGTGTGCGCGAGTAGCGAGAGAGGCAAGCCTTTTGTGTTCTTGCATAGCAGGTCCTTTAAAAGTGAAATGTGCGCACAGAGGGCGCACAGGTGAAGTCATGGGACGAAAACTAACGACAGCAGAAGCGGAACGAAAGAGCGGGGCAACGAGATGGAGGCTCATGAGAGCACAGAAGGCAGGTGATCTCGTAGGCTACAGAGACAACAAGAACAGATGGCTGTGGGACGAAGAAAGCCTTGTTGAGTGGTGTGCACAGAGTGCGCACAATGTGCGTGCACAGTTAAAACATAAAGAAGAAACAGATACTTACAAACCACTTCTTGAAGCTGTTGAAAGAGCAGCACGTGCAGAGGGAGAGGTGATCGGAATGAAGTTAGCGTTGGAGGAAGTAAGATTGAGAGCAGAAAAAGCAGAGAGCGAGCTAGAGCGATTGAGGGCGAGAAGATGGTGGCAAATAGGAAAGAAGTAATGTGCGCACAGAGGGCGCACAGATCCTATTCAGTGAGAGTGTCAATGAATGTCGGGGAAACCTGTCCAGCATCGGCAGAGGTTGTAGCCGGAGGGACCCGCGTTGTCGGACGCGGCGATGCAAAGCCTCGCTCGCTGTCCGCCAACGCGGGGCCCCGCGGGCTAGCGCCCGCTGGCGATGGTGGTGGCAGGGTATCGCCGCATTCATAAACCTTGCCATAAGAGAACCTGACGGCACAGCGAGAAGGCAATGTATCAAAGAGAGCAGTAGAGGCAACGACACGGCCAGACGGAAAACGAATATAAAGACGATCAGGAGAAGCATAGCCGACAAGCGTATAAACACCGGACGGAGAAAAAGAACTGGAAGGAGAAGATGAAGACGATTGAGGGGATGAGGACGATGATGTTGAGGAAGTAGATTGAGAAGAAGGTGAAGAAAGAACTTGGCTAGAAGCGGGAGGAGAAAAGGTTTTCTTCAATAATGGAACAGAAGTGAAGGCGAGATAGACAGCAAAAAGCAGTAAAGGGACAGAACTGTATGAAACAAGCATAAGAGGATGGCGCCACAGTTTTACAGCACCAACACGCTCAGCGTCTTTAATATTTTCTTGGAGAATGGTTCTCGATTGATAGAGTTCAAAAATAGCAGGTCGATAAGCAAATGATTTAAAGGTTTGCTTGCTTTTTACCTCGTTTCCTTGAACTAACTGTATTTCAACAACAGAACATCTTTTTAAACCAGCCTTTGTAAGATTTTTAACATGATAAGCAGTCTCAGCAGATTTTCTAATACTAGTATGTAAATAGCCTATTGCTTGTGTCAACATGATGACATCATAACCGCCATGGCGATGATATCTAAAAAACTTCTGTACATCTTCAGAAACAGAGCCAGCACCCAAAATATCGGCGGCTTCATCTATTATGAATATTGCACCAAGTCCATTAGCCCCACGCCACGTCCAATAATCAGGAAGTGTATCGATTTCTTCTGGCTCTCCTGTTTTTTGAACTTCTAGAACTTTATCATATGAAAACATAGCCTGAGTAAAATCTATAACGCGGATAAGTGCGACACCTTCTTCACCGTATCTATCAAGAATAGCGGGTAAGGAAATAGGAAGGTTGGTAACAACCATTCGCTTATTTTTTAAAGAATGATCGACATACTTATCGACGGCCATATAGCTCTTTCCACCACCAGGAGCGCCACAAACGATCTCTAATGCCATTACATCAACCTTTCACGTCAAGAAGTGTATTGAGACGAGCAAGGGAGTCAGAAACGATCGATCGACGTAAAGAAGGATCGGATGGCGTAGCAGAGAGCAAGATAACGAGTTT